TTTGACGGGTCTAACGCTTTATCTTCATCAAACTATTTATTTCAATTAAACGCAGGATATGAATTTACCCCGTATACTATGCCTGTAGGTAACTATGTTGGTGTTTTAAATTGTGGGCAAGATTCATCTTTCGCAGGGGCAAAAACCCCACAAGGCAACGCTGATTCCAACGGCATTGGTGACTTCTATTACGCACCTCCTACGGGCTATCTAGCGTTATGTACGCAGAACTTGCCTGATGTTGATGTGATACCTAGTGAGCATTTTAATCCTGTTATTTACAGTGGCACTGGTGCAGATAATAGAGTCTTATCAGGCGTTGGATTTACTCCTGATTTAGGAATATTTAAACGCAGAAATGGAACTGGCCCTTCTCAATTCTTTGACACTTTGCGAGGCAATTCTCTACAGTTGAGAAGTGATACTACTTCAGCAGAATCAACTCAAGCTAATAAGCAAAAAACATTTACGTCAGATGGATATACATTAGGAACGGACGCTCAAATAAACGGAAGTGGTGGCACATACGTTGCATGGAACTGGAAAGCTGGCGGCACAGCAGTCTCCAACACCAACGGCTCAATCACTTCTAGTGTGTCAGCTAACCCTAGTGCTGGATTCTCGATTTTGTCTTACACTGCTCTTGATTCTGATGAAACAGTCGGGCATGGCCTGAGTCAAACGCCAGAATTAGTGCTGGTCAAAAGAAGAGATTCAACAGGAAATTGGGTTTCACATTTTACAAATTTAGCTACAACGAATAAACAGCTTTATTTAAACCTTACGAATGCTTTAGACACGAATAACATATCATCGGTGGGCGCATCTACATTTAGAGTTAATGGTTGGGATAATGTAGCCACTGCAAATGCTACCTACATATCCTACTGCTTCCACTCCGTAGACGGGTATTCTCGTGTAGGTTCATTTGTTGGAAATGGCTCGACTGATGGTACGTTTGTACATTGTGGTTTCAAGCCCAAATTTGTTCTTGTAAAAAGAGCAACAGAAGTAGGGTCATGGTTTATGTTTGACACTGATCGTAGCCCTTATAACGTGATGAACGCTAAATTATCCGCAGAAAACTCAGGCGCAGAAGAGTCAGATACTTCATGGAACATTGATTTTCTATCAAATGGTTTCAAGCTAAGAAGCTCACACGTTTATATGAACAGTGGGTCTAATACTCACATCTTCATAGCATTTGCAGAAACCCCATTTAAACACAGTAACTCACGTTAATCACAATTTAGGAGTAACAACTATGTGGTTTGTAGGAAACGTAGAAACAGGATTTGTTGTCAATAAGCCAAGAGGCTTGACCATTGATTCTGTTCAATACCCAAGAAATATATTTGCCCTTTGGAGCAAGGAAGAATTAGCTGCCATTGGCGTTAAACCCTACAGCGAAGTTCGCCCTGACTCACGCTACTACAGTGATGGTGCATTAACTCGCACTGAATCAGATGGTGAAATAGTAGGTACATACGCATCTCTATCTAAAGATGTGGATCATATTAAAAACAATATGCTAAGTACAGTGAAGTCTGTTGCTGGCTCATTGCAATCACATATAGATTGGTACTGGTCACGGGCAGCAAAGGGTGGCACAGCAGTGCCCACAGCTATAGCCACTCACGCTACAGCTATCTACACAATGATGGATGATAAAGAAACTGCCATAGCTGCATTGTCTGACTTAGATGCAATCATTGCGTATCAGAACAAGCCTATGGTTGGTACTTACAAAGTAAAGCACACAGCAGAAGATGGGACTGAAACCTACGGCCCAGAAACGTACACAACCAACCATGAAGTAAATCAAGTCACTCACGGCTGGCCTAGTCTTGAAGAAGCAGACCCATCATTTGTAAGTTTAGTTGATGCATAGGAGAGTAATATGTCATATGGAACTAAGTTAGTATCCCCACCAAAGAAGGGAAAGAAAAAGAAAACTAAAAAATAATGTATGCTCTTGTAGTAGCTACTATGCTATCTGTAAGTACAGAACCTGCAATGCCTGTAATGGTATCTAGTTATTCAACTCTTAAGAAATGTAGAGTGGAGTTACTGGTAGTAGCTAAAGAGTTAGAGTATGTGTTAGTTACTAGTCCTCTTCTAGGCTATGCGGCTCAGAAAGAGTCAGAGGATAAAACTACTATAGCATTCTGTGTAAAAAACATTGAGAGTATATAATGAACTCTAGTCCTTTAGAGATATACCCAGTTCATGTGTCACCTTCTCTTGCTCCTATAGATCAGGGTTTACTTATTGAACCCTCTGTCAACAGGGTTAATGCTGAGTACCTAGTAGTTCAACCATCAAGGGAACCATATGGTGTACCACAAGAATATACAAAGAGGGTTTGGGTATGTTAGCAGAACTAGCTATTGCAAATGCTGCCTTTGCAGTTATCAAGCAGACGATCTCCAATGGAAAAGAGATTGCTGATGCTGGATCTGCTGTAACTAAATACTTCAGTGCAAGTCAGTCTATACAGCAGAAAGCTGCTATTGGTACAGGTGATGTACTAGGTGCTTATCAAGCAAAGCAAGCTATTGAACGTCAAGAAAAAGAACTAGAGTTTATGCTCAACAAACAGTCTATTCAAGGCTATTATAAGTATTGCCAGTTTAGGGATGAGTTTCATAATAAACAAAAAGCACTAGCTAAGAAACAGAAAGCACAAGCTAAAGAAGTTAAAGATACTATGGTACTAGCAGGACAGGTTCTAGGAATCCTTGTGACTATTCTAGCTGCTTTCTTTGGTGTAGTTATGTATATTAAATATTAAATATGAGTGATACTAAATTGACAGAACTAGAGAAAGAAGAGATAGCTGAGTTGGCTGCACAGAAAGCATATGATCGTTTCTACCTTGCAGTGGGTAAGTCGGTTGTTAAGAAGTTAATGTGGATTATAGGGGCAAGTGCATTTGCTTGTTGGTTATATTTTAAAGAGGGACAATTCTAATGCCAGACGCTAAACTAACTAAGCTAGGACTAACAGCCTACAACAAACCTAAGCGTACACCTAATCATCCTAAGAAGTCTCATGTAGTGGTAGCTAAAGAAGGTGGAGTAACTAAGACTATACGCTTTGGTGAGCAAGGTGCTAAGACAGCAGGTAAGCCCAAGGCTGGTGAGAGTGATAAGATGAAAGCCAAGCGTAAGTCATTCAAGGCTAGGCATGGTAAGAACATTGCTAAGGGTAAGATGTCTGCGGCATACTGGGCTAATAGGGCGAAATGGTGATGGCTAAAACTAAATCAAAAGTTAACGAAGCTGGTAACTACACTAAGCCTACTATGCGTAAGACTCTTTTTAAAAAGATCAAGGCAGGAACTAAAGGTGGCAGGGCTGGTCAATGGTCAGCACGTAAAGCACAGCTTCTAGCTACGCAGTATAAGAAAGCTGGTGGAGGTTACAAGTGAAAGCATCACAGAAGTCTCTCAAGAACTGGACTAAGGAAAAGTGGGGAACTAAGAGTGGTAAGCCTAGTGCTAAGACAGGTGAGCGTTACTTACCTAAAGCAGCTAGGGATGCTCTTAGTGCTAAAGAGTATGCAGCTACTACAGCAGCAAAGAAGAAAGGTACAAAGGCAGGTAAGCAGTTTGTAAAGCAGCCTAAGAAAATAGCAAAGAAGACAGCTAAGTATAGATCAAAAAAGTAGAGGTTATTATGAAAGGTGTTCCACATTACTTACCAAATGGTAAGAAGTACACAGGTAAAACACACAAGCATCCATCAGGTAAAGTTATGACAGGTGCAAAGCATACTGCTTCTAGTAAACCTTTAACCCATAAGAAGAAGAAGTAATGTTTGGTATGCCAATAGAAGTTGTCACATTGCTGTTAAGCGTCCTAGGAGGCGCTGTAATGAAGATGTGGGCACAGGCACAGAAGGATAAGGCTGACCAGCAAAAGATGCTCATGCAGCAATTCTCGGCCTCTGAGGACAGTGTAGCAGCAGCACGTAGCTACGATACTCCTAATGCACAATGGATCAGGAGATTCTTAGTGGTGTCTTTTATGGGCATGGCAATGTTTATTCTTATTGCTCCTATCTTAAACCTCCCAACAGTAGTACCAGTAGAGGTAACAAGTGGATTTAAACTTTTATTCTTTGACTTCACTTCAACAGTAACAGAGTGGAGAACACTAGAGGGTATGGTTACTCCTGAGTGGCTGCCTCATGCAATCATGTCAGTTGTTGGTATGTACTTTGGTCAATCAATTGTGGCAAGAAAATAAACCTCTTGACTTTTAAACAAAAATATGGTATAATCCTATGAATTACTTAGCAGCAATCAACTCAGTTCTTGTACGCCTACGAGAGCGAACAGTAGAATCTATTAATGAGAATGAATATTCATCTCTTATAGCTACTCTTATCAATGATTCAATTCAAGAAGTAGAACAATCATGGGACTGGTCTGCCTTACGTCAGAGTCTAACTGTGACTACTACTGATGGTGTTTTTAACTACGAACTAAATGGTTCTCAGAACAGTATTAAGGTTCTTAGTGTTGTTAATGCAACAACCCAAAGTGACATTAACTATCAGACTGCGAATTGGTTTAATGATAGATACCTCACCCCAACACCAGCCACTGGTTCTCCTAGTTACTACTCTTTCAATGGTGTTAGTTCTGATGGAGATACTCTTGTTGATCTATACCCTAAGCCTAATGATGTTTACACAGTTAGGTTTAATGTTATACAAAGATCAGAAGACCTTACATCAGAGTCAGATAAAATACTTTGTCCTCATCGTCCTATCGTTCTGTTAGCCTACGCTAAGGCTGTGGAAGAGAGGGGCGAAGATAATGGACAGACAGGAAACAGTGCATACATAGCAGCAAACAATTCATTATCTAACGCAATCGCATTGGACGCATCAAAGCATCCAGAAGAGACTATATGGTATAGTGTATGAAACAGTTAGTTAGTTCTTCCATTGCAGCCCCTGGATTTTATGGGTTAAATACTCAGGAAAGTAGCATTACTTTATCTAGTGGTTACGCATTACAAGCAGATAACTGCGTCATAGACTCTGAGGGTAGACTAGGCGCACGTAAAGGTTATGTGTATCAGACTACTTCTGGTGGTACATCTTCTTCTCTTGTTGGTATGCACGACTATGTAGGTTCTACTGGACACCTTGGGTATATTACTTGGGGTAATGGTAAAATATATAAAGGTCTTGGCACACTCACTGATATATCTACAGGACATGGCAGTGCTAATGATTGGCAAGCTGCTTCACTAGGAGGGTTTGTATACCTAGCACAAGCTGGTAAAGCCATGCTCAGAGTAGACTCTAACTTTGCAGTGACAACTCATGCAACAACATCCTCTAATCATCAGTTCTCTTTTGTAACTTCTGCCTATGGTAGATTATGGGCTGGTGGTACTACTACAGATAAGTATACATTGTATGGATCTGATTTACTTACTGGTGCATTTCATGGAGGATCATTCCTAACCTTAGACCTAAGAAAAGTATGGACTAATGGTGGTGACGAGATTGTCAGTGTTGCTGGATTTAACGGACGCATCATTGTATTCTGTAAACGATGTATTGTAATCCTTGGGGATAATAATAACGCAGATTTAACTATTGCTGCTACTCAGTTAAATGTAATAGAGATACTAGAGAATGTAGGATGTGTGTCTAAGAAGTCCATACAGGCCGTAGGAGACGACATCTACTTCCTAGCTAACTCAGGGTTAAGGTCTTTGAATCGTGTCATACAAGAGAAATCTAACCCCTTAGCAGACCTGTCTGTTAATATACGTGATGATCTAGTAAAGATTATTAATACATACTCTACTGAAAATGTAACTTCAATCTACTCAGCAGCTAATGCTTTCTATTTATTGATATTCCCTAGTTCTAAACTTATCTATTGTTTTGATACTAGAGGAAGACTAGAGAATGGTGGACTACGAGTAACTAAATGGGTGGACATTGATATACTAAGTGGACTGTCTGCTTTTGATGGTACTCTCTATCTAGGATTAGTTAATGGGATAGCTAAATACTCAGCCTTTCAAGATAATGGTGTTCAGTATTACTTAGCCTATCGAACAAACTACTTTGACTTTGATCAGCCTACAGTTAATAAAATAGTAAAGACTGTGGGTGTAACTGTCATAGGTGGTGGTGGACAGAACTTCTCTGTTAAGGTAGGCACTGATTACACCGATCAGCCAAGGTCTTACAACAGAACAATAAAACAAAGTTCTGTGTCTGAGTATAATGTTGCAGAGTATAACATTGCAGAGTTTACAGGTGGTGGTTTAACGGATCGTATTAAGGTTCCAGTAGGAGGTCAAGGTAGTGTACTTCAATTAGGTTTTGAGGCTTACATTAATGGTGATCAATTATCAATTCAAAAGTTTGACGTTTATGTTAAACAAGGTAGGACTAACTAATGAGTAATTATACTAAGTCAACTAACTTTGCTGTTAAGGATGGCCTCAGTGCAGGTACAGCAGCTAAACGAGTACGTGGTACAGAGATAGACGATGAGTACAATGCTATCGCTGTGGCTATAGCTACTAAAGCTAACATTAATAACACAGCTTTAACTGGTGTACCTACTGCCCCAACTGCTGCCGCAGGAACTAACAGTACGCAAGTAGCTACTACAGCCTTTGCAGCAGGGGCTGCTAGTGTGGTACTTGATGGTACTGCTGTAACAGGAAGTAAGATATACGTTAATAATGGCGCAGCTTCTGGTGGTAACAACGGAGATATTTGGTTTGAGTATTAAAACTAAAGTTGGTGGAAGTTGGGCCACAGTTATTCCTTCTATAAAAGTTGGAGGAAACTGGGTAAAAGCTAAGAAGATCAGTACCAAAGTAGGGGGTGTATGGACAGGTGTTTATGAATATGAATCCGTATATACTTTCCCCTCTGGTATTTACACAGACACAGATTTAGATGCTATTGTAACTGACAAATACCACAATGTAAAAATTGATATTCAAAATGGAGCGCAACTTAGAGCATCATCTACCTCTGCCTACTCTTTAAAGACAGGAACAGGATATAGTGCAGGAAGTACATTGTCTATTCACTATGTACAACAGCAATCAGGACATGGTGGTAATGGTGGTAATGGAGGGGGAGGAAGTGATCCTAATCCTGTTAGACCTGCTGCTTCGGGTACGGCTGGTGGCCCATTTGCTCTTATAGAGTGTCCTGTTACATTTGTTTTTTCACCTTTTGGTGGAAGTCTTAATCAAGGCGAGACTACAACTGGCATTTCTGGTGGATCTGGCGGTGGTGGAGGTGGTGAAGGAAGGTATTTTTTAATGGGTGGTGGTGGTGCTGGAGGTAATGGACAGCCCTCTGGCAGTGGTGGTTCTGGGTCTAATGGTAATACAGCTAACGGCTATCCTCATCAAGATGGAAAAACTGCTAATGGTACAGGAACTAACGATGGTGGGGTTGGAGGAACGTTTAATTTAGGAACGGGCGGTAGCGGTGGTAGCACTGGTTTCGGCTATGGCATTGCAGGAAATGCAGGTCTTTCAGCTTCTGGCCCAAACAATAATATATATTATGGTGGTCAGACTACAGGGCCAGCAGGATCTGGTGGTGCTGCTGGTGTGCCTTACTATAATCCTAATAACCACACAGTAACTCATATCTTAATAGTAGATTAATATACAGTAAGGAATAAATATTATGTTTCCATTAATAGCGGCAGGGTTAGGACTACTAGGTGGTTATCAGGCCCAAAGAAAATTAGGAGAAGCCCAAGATAGAATGTCCTCGGCAGCAGAGAGGGCAGCAAGAGAAGGAAAATACAAACCATTTGGTGTAACCTCTGGTGCTGGTACTGCTTCTTTTAAAGATGGTCAGGCATCTTACTCAATGGATCCTCGTTACCGAGCGCAGCAAGAACAGATGTTTGGATTAGGTACTGCTGCTCTTGATAGGGCTGGTGGTAGCTATGACGATATGGCATCTGATATGTACAATCGTCAGCGTAACCTAGGTGCTGGAGGTAGACTAGCAGAGGCAACACAGCTAGGTAATCGTATGTTTGGCGCAGGTACTGGTGGCTTACGTGTAAGTGGTGAGGCTCTAGGGGGAGAAGCAGGTTCTGGTATGTTGAGTCCAGATGGTTATGGTTTTGCTAGGGCTTTTGCACAACAAGATGCTATTGATCGTAGTAATGCTTTTGAACAAGCACAACGACAACGTGAGCGTGAGATTGCTATTGGTCAAGGCATGTTCAGTCAAGGTCAGGCTATGGATGATAATGCTATGGCTATGATAGGATTAGGTGGTGATCTAGGATCACAGCAATCAGCAGCTAATAACAATGCTATGCAGAATTATCTTAGTGGTCAGAGTGACGCAGCAAACTATCAAGCACGTAGAGGACAATCTATGGCTGGTACTTTAACTAACTTTGGTACTCAGTTAGGGAAGATAGGTGGGGGTGGTCAACTACCTACAGTACCAACCTCTCAATACATGGCAACGCCAACAGGACAAAATAGAATGTCAAGTTATTCATCTATGGGAAGTGGCGGTATGTATCCTACTTATGGAAGTGGTGGCCCAAGTATTGGTGCGACAACATACGGACAGTATGGTCGAACTCCTATAGGTCAGAATAGAATAGGAAGTTATAACGCTATGTCGTCTCCGTTAGGGCAATGGTCGCCTAGTGGAGGCAGTACAGCAGCATCGTCACCTGTTAATAATAGGTATCCTAATAATATGTATACTAACTACCGATAGGAGAATATTATGGCTAGTGATGTAATGAGTTTATTTGGTATGGATCCTAATGTGATCCAACAGAATCGTGTACAGCAAGGTGTTGATAACGCAGCACGTATGAGTGCTGACTATGCTATTGGTGCAGCTAGTGGCGGTTTAGCTGCATCTGGTATTAATTCAGCCTTTGGTTTACAGACACCTGACATGGCACAGGCTGCTAGTGTACAGGCAGGATTACAAGGGCAAGACTTAAACACTGTTGCTGGCTTACGTGCGGCTGCTCAACAACTAATGATGAATGGTGACTACCCACAGGCTATGGCATTACATGCACAGGCTAGGGACATGGAGGCTTTAGAGAATAAACCACCAAGCGTATCAAGTCAGAAGACTTACATGACACCAGATGGTAAAGAATTAGTGGGCTATGTAGTGGATGGTGTACCTTCCTATCGTAAGGATGGAGCATGGATTCCTTTACCTGATGGGTCTACAATAAAAGATACCAGTGGCATTAATCCTTTTAATATAACTGGAACTAATATTGATGAGGCTCTTGTTGAAATGGATAGGATTGGTATTGACTTAAGTAGAAAAGATAAAAACTCTGCTGCTAGGTGGATTGCTAATCGGAGTGAATCATTACAACGTGATAATAAAATGAGACCTAATGATGCACTGGCTGAGGCAACGCGTGAGGCACAGGCTAATTATATAAAAGATGGTGGATGGTTTGGACTAGCTGATGATACTTGGAATCCTCCTGCTGCTCAACCTGCTGCTGATGTTACTGCTGCTGGTACAGTCGTGAATCAAAACGCATTAAAATATTTACCTAAGTAGAAGGTCTTATAATGGCACAAGAATATACAGAAGAACAGGCAATGGGTGCTATAAAGAATGCCCATGCTGCTGGTGATAATGCTGCTGTTAATGAATGGGCAAACTACCTTGATAACATGAAGGGTATTCCCATAGAGGCTGCTGCCCCAGAACAAGTTGATCCTGAGCAAGAGAAAGAAACATCTTTTGGTAGAGGATTTGCTGAGGGAGAGGGACTGTCAACAAAAATAGATGATGTTGTTGGTGCTTTTACTGGCATAAAGCCTATGATTACCTATCGTGATGAGGATGGTTATGGCCTAGGTTACAAATCAACAGAAGAAATATATGGCCCTGAGTTTGCTGATGCTTCTTTTGATGAAAGACGTAAGATGATAACAGATGAAAGAGCAGCACGTATACAAGCAGAGTATGGTGACGTTGAAGGGAGTGCATTTGGTAATTTTGTAGGTATGCTAACTGACCCTACTAGTGCTCTACCTGTAGGTGCTACCTACAAAGGCATGGCTGCTATCGGTGGTGCTATAGGAGGTACTTACTCAGCCGCAGATCAGTTAATTGAAAAGGGTTATGTTGATCCACTAGAAGCAGGACTACATACTGTGGCTGGTGCTGCACTAGCCCCTGCTGGTGGGTGGGTGTTCCGTAAAATAGGTGGAAAGATAACTGAAAAGATTGCTGTGAAGAATGCAAACAAAGCAATAGATGATGTAAATACTTATATCTCTCATCATAGAAAACTCGGTGCTACAAAAGAAGAAGCCAAGAAAATTGCTCTTGAGCGTACTGATTTAAGTATTGATGATCTAACTAAAGCAGAAGTATTAGCTAATAGAACAGTACATACCCCTAGTAAAGCAGAAGCAATAAAATTGGATGAAGTAGGGGCTAAAGTTAAAGCTACCAGTGATTGGTTTGAAGGTATCTCTTCTCGTATAAAAGAACACTCACCAAAGATATGGCAAGTTCTTAGAAAGTTTGAAGAGAAGCAAGCTATCCAATTATCCACAAGAAAAAAAGAATACATTGATCCTTTTATAAAATCATTACAAGGGTATACTAAGAAAGAGTTAGAGCCTATACACAATCACTTAATGAATAGAGAGTTTAGTGCTGCTGATAAGTTAATGACAAAATTAGGGAAAGGTGGTAATGCTGAGTTAAAAAAACTTGCTAAGATGATGAGAGAAGATGGTAAAAAGTTTGAGAAGATAGTAGGAAATAACTATAAGGCTCTTAATAATTACTTCCCCCGTAAGGTAAAAGATGTAGAGGGTCTACGTATTGCGTTAGGGAGAAAGAGTGAAACGGCAGTAGCTGGATTAGACAAACACCTTAAGGCTGCAATGGCTAAGGAAAAGGTTAAGACTATACAGGAGCTTTCTTCAATAGGAATGACTGATGCTGTATCAAAGGCAGTTAACACAGCTTACTATCCTAAAGTTGTAGCGGCTGGTAAGGGCCAACGTACTGTTAGTAAAGTTCCTTTAGAGTTAATGAAATACTATGAAGATCCTGCTACTTCTCTACTTAGATATGTTGAATCATCTACTAGAACTTTTGGTAAGACTGAGCTATTAGGCAAAGGACTTTCACAAAAGAAAAATGATCCTGCTGCTCTGTTATATAAAGCCATTGGTGAAGAAAGGCAAAGAGGACGAATCAGTAGTGAGCAGGTTGATGATATTAAAGAGTTAGTTCGGTCTAGGTTTACTACTGGTGAACAGGCTATGAGTTCTACTTTATCTGCTATTAAAGACGTAGGTTACATGGCTTCGTTAGGACAGCTAAGATCAGCAGCTACTCAGATAAAAGACTTAGGTACATCAGCTTACTTGCATGGGATAATTCCTACTATCAAAGGGGCTTTGTCTATAAGGAGTAACATACTTGACAAGACAGGTCTTGCAGATACTGTGTCAGCAGAAATGTCAACAGGCCTAGGTACTACTAAGTTACTTAACTCAGTTCTTAAGCTAAGTATGTTCCGCGCTGTTGATAGGTTCGGTAAGCGTACATTACTTGAAGCCTCTAAGATTAAGGGTACTAAGTTAGCCTCTTCACCTAAAGGCATTGCTGTGCTTAGAAAGAAGTATGGTGAGGCTTATGGTAAAGACTTTGATAATTTAGTTACCAGCTTAAAGAATGGCACTGACGATGAGTTAACTAGCTTATACAGGTTCCATGAACTTGCTGATACACAGCCCGTCTCATTACTTGAAATGCCTAAAAAATATTTAGATATGCCTGATGGTAGAATAATCTTTGCTCTTAAGTCATTTGGTCTTAAGCAGTTAACTCTTTTACATAACGATATAATTAAAAGAGGTAAGGGGGGTGACAAGAAAGGTGCTGCTCTAGCTTTAACTAAGTATGCTGCTATGATAGGTGTTGCTGGTGGTACAGTTGATGAGGCTAAAGAACTTATGGGTGGCGGTGACTTTGATGTAGAGGATATTCCTGAACAAACTCTAAATAACCTTACATCATTGTTCTTTATAAATCGTTATTCTATAGGTGATATTACTAAAGGAGACATAAGTTCTGTTGTAGGAGATTTAGTAACTCCAGTGACTGCCCCTATTGATGCAGTTATTAAAGATACTTCCAGATATTATAATGGTGTACCAATAGGGGAGAGTGAGCAACCTGTTAACTTAATCAAAACATTCCCAGTTGTGGGAAGGATTATTTATGATTGGATGTTAGGTGGTAAGGAGAAAGATGAGGAAAGGAAACAAAGAGATTACATGGAAAGTTTAAGGGAGTAATAAATAAGGGGGCAACTAAGCCCCCTATTAAGTTTCCTAGGAAACTATTCCTTCTTCAAGTTATTTCGTTTAGGTTTCTCTTTAAGTGGAGGCAGACCTTTAACACTTCTCATGATAGTAGACAGTGCAGCCTCAGTTACCTGTACTGTCCTACCACTAGATAGTGATATACTTCTAGCCTCTTCATCAACGAATACTACTTGATTCATATTCAACCAATGAGTGTTTAACTTTACCCACATTTTCCCTCCAACTCAAACTCTATCAGCATATCAACACAGTGCTTGGCTTTAGCCAGATCCTGTAATGGTGTACCCTTATCCTGATAACGAGTGACATACTTAATGATTGTATGCTGTAGTGCATTCAACTCGTTAGCCATAGAATACTGCATGGGCTGTATAGATAGGTTCGTGTAGTGATTACCACCAACCTGAGTCTCACTGGCTAACTTCTCAAAGTCAAACAAAGGTTCTATTCTATCTTCAATCATAACTGTCATACCTGTATGGTTCTTCTAGTTGCATTTCTAGGTTGTAGAAGTTTCTTTCGATAACATCCTCAAACCTATTGACTATATCCTCAGATTCTAATTGCAGTACATCGACAAGGATAACCTCATCCAACTGCTTCAAGCGACCTTTCAACTCTTCCAAAGTTAGAGCCATAAGTCCTCCGTAGATACGCCATTGATACAGGCAACTCATCAAAGCTACCATCCTGTACATCATTGAACACCCATAGACCAGACCATGATCCGTTAGTCTGAGGGTTAAGATATGCCTCGTCATGTTGATAGTAGATACCAGCAAACAGACCTGTCATATTTAAACCATCAGCCCTACGTGCATAGGCTATGTCTCTATCTTGAACATGTCCCATGACACAACTCATGTACTTCTTCTGTAGCAGTAGCTTGGCAGAGGACACTGGCCTACCCATAACACCAGAGGTGAAGTAGTGACAGTATGCCACACCATCTATGACGATAGGGTCTAGGAAGTCTTGCACCTCCCATCCTTTAAGATCAAGATCAGCAAAGCTAATCAGACCATCCAGCTTTGAGTCGTGTTCAACAGCACGTTCAATACGATACTCATGGTTGCCTAGTAAGAACACTAAGCGAGGATTCCATTGCTTCTTCTTGCCATTCTTAAGACGTAACTGTTCTCGTTTGATAGGGGCTAAGAACATCTTCATTGCTTCATTACCTGCTGCAATGTCCTTAGTGTACCGCCTACCTTCAAAACTCTTAGTCCCTACATCATAGCTGCTAAGACTTGGCATGTCCCAATGATCACCTAGATGTACAATCACATCAGGTTTCATCTTAACTGCATAGTGTCCAGCCCATGTCATATGGTCATAGTTAGCATCAGGTTTGATCTGAGTATCTGGTATAATTAGATGTCTCATTTCTTCTTCCTTTTAGTTCGTTCTTCTCGCTCATCACGGGTTTTAGTTCCATGACAAGCATGACATAGAATCTGATACCCATCTTCCTCTAAGAACATACGAGTGATATAGGTATTCCAATCTATGAATCCTTGTGAAGGATCGACAACAGGGTTAATGTGATCAACAGCAGCATTATTCCTACGTCTTGACTGACCCCTAAGAGGTGGCAAAGTAGCAGGGCCGATAGTACCACAACCAGCACATAAGTACCTCCCAGTAGAAACTCTAGCAGATTTCTTAACATCAGCTTTGACACCCCATTTACTATGCGCTCCACGTAGAGCAGAGATTATGAAAGACTTGTGCCTAGCTTCTGTCCATCGTCCGTTGTTACGGGTCTTGGTGGTTGCCATATCTCATCTTCCTCTCTGCGTAGGTGCAGTAGTATTCCATTTTCAATCGCACGTTCTTCACTGCCTAGTTCTTCAACACAAGTGTCGTACATTTCTAACTCAGTCTTACCTTCCAATAGCTTTGCAGCTTTCTTAGGGCCAACGCCATACACACCTTTGATGTTGTCAGCAGCATCACCTACTAGGAATTGCATATAGAAATTATACACAGCTTCCTCCTTGGTAATGTAAAAGAGTTCCTTCTTAACGAAGTTGTAATGTCCACACACAAGCTGATAGAAGTCCTTGTCTAGTGAAACGATTATTGCTTCTGGGTTCTGTGTTGCTCTGATAGCAATCCTATCATCTGTCTCCTCACCTTGAGTAACGACTGCACCATGCTCCTCTACTAGGTAGTCCCGTAGAGCAGCAATGTGCGAAGGTTTATTGCTTGACTTTCTGTTACCCTTATACTCAGCAGTAACAGCATAGTCATGACGGAAGTTATCTGGGCCAGTTAGGTACAGTTCAACTTCATGTTCCTCATCGTCAGAGTCCATCACTAAATCTTCAATGATGGTTGTGAGGTAGTTACTCATAGTAGTACAAGCAACTTCCTCACTCTCATCCTCACAGGCGAAGCCGATACGATAACAGAATATATCAGCGTCTATGAGAATTAACATCTATATCTCTGGTACATCGTCAAAGGCTGCATCGTCCTTGAGGAAGACAACGAGATCATCGACACGCGCCTTGGATAAACCAACACCAACACCTGTCTTACCCTTGAAGTTATAGTCGTAAGGCTTAATGATAAACGTACACTTGCTACCATTACCTACTGGCTTGTCCATCTTGAACCCGTCAACATCCTCAACGCGAGGTGCATACTTAGAAGACTTGGCAGTTACAAAGTAACCACGATCATCGCCCTTGTTCTTAACACTGATGCCCATACCCTCCAAGCGATCTACTTGTTCCTCAGATAGCTGACTCACATCAACTTGATACTTGTCTGACATTTCATTCTTCTCTAGGAATGAGAACCAGAAAGCGGTGGCTTGGATCTTTACTACTTCATTTAGATTTTGCATGGATTTTAATTCCTTAATAATTTTAAAAGTACACTAGACCTAATTGCAAAGTTTCCTAGGAAACTCTAGTGTGTTTCTGCCCAACTGTGACCAACCTTATAGTCACCATCTAATGGACAGTTCATATCGAACCACTCACCAGCTTCTTTGATAGCGAGTCTACCTAACTCACCTACTGTACGAGCGTAGTCTTCAGTGGTTTCTATTTGCCACTCATCATGTACATTAGCAACTATCTTAAACCATACCCTGCGCTTAGTTAGTTTCTCATGTAGTATGACCAGTGCTTTCTTCATTACTACAGCACCTGCTGATTGCAATAAAAAATTCAAAGCTGAATGCTCTGACTCGACACGCAACCTTCTGCCGTCCAGCCCCTGTAGTGTACCATTAGTACGCATAGCAGTCAACACCTTCTTCTTTAGCCTAGCATAGGCAGGTAGATTACTCATGAACTTATCGACTAGCTGCTTACCTTTATGGGATGAGCCTCCAGCGATCTGTCCTATCTTTGCACTACCTCCACCATAAATCAGAGCGTACACAAAAGTTTTTGCCTGATCTCTAGTTTCTAAGCCAGCCATCTTCTGATTGTATGTATGTATATCTCCTTCTAATAATTGTTTAGTGTAAGCCTTATCATTCATGTAGTGGGCAAGCATTCTCAATTCTAAACCAGAAGCGTCTATGCCAACCAACACATTACCCTCATCAACAATCCAACAGGCACGACAGTCAGTACCATACCATGAGTCTCTACCCCATAGTAACTCACCTGTCTTCTTGTCATGCTTACTAGCTGGCACTTGTGCCATGTTAGGACTCTGATGTGTCATACGTCCAGAGACAGCACCATTAGTTATGCACCGCCCATGTACACGACCATCATCAGCCACTGCATTAACCCAGTTATCTATCTGACCTACTCGTTTCTGTAAGGTTAGGTACTCACCTATAAGCCTTGCTTCTGGTAGATCAATGGATGCTAAGGTCTTCTCATTGACAATGATGTTACCCTTCTCAGTCTGGTCTTTAAATACTATTCCTTTTCCTTGGAGGCGTGAGGCAATTTGCTTTCTGCTTCCGAGGTTAAAGACTGTGACTTTATCCTTGAGTTTCTTTCCTGTCTTTTCCGAGACTCGTTCCTCCACCAAGGGAGGGAAGACTTCTTGGACTTCTCTTTCAAGGACATTCATACGCTCCATAAGGTTAGTTAATAACTCGTTAGCCCTACCTATGTCTAACTTAAAACCATTTCTCTCTTGCTCAGATGTTATAACTGCTACTTCATGCTCAAGCTGTATGCTCTCATCAGAGAAACCATCCTTACTTAGGGCGGTAGTTAGATACTCTTCTAACTTAACTGTGAGTGATACGTCACGCTTACAGTACGTGATCATTTCCTCTGATAGACCACCATCGTAGTCAGTGAAGTCAATCTTAGAATAACCAAGACGTTCTCCCCATGCTTCTAATGAGTGCCCACCTGATAGCCTAGGATTCCATAGCCTTGACATTAGCAGTGTGTCCCTTAACTTATTATCAGGGATTACTAGATCCCATAGTTCTTTAAGTTTAGGTGCATCAAAGTTGACAATGTTATGCCCAACGAATACCTGATCCCTTGAACACTTGTCCATTACCTGCCTTGGATTCCTCATTACGCTTATTCTTTTCTCTCCTGTTATGTGCAAGCCACAGCACCATATGTGATCCATAGCCGTAGTTGTTTCTATATCTAATGTTATCATTGTCTTCTATTCTCCCTAGTACATAGTTGCCTATCTTACTCATTCATCACCTCTCGCATGAGTCTGAACACGACTCCTAAAGAATCCTTCATGGCTAGGAGATTCCTTCATAAACTTTCTAGCATAGAAGGGACTCCAATTATTATTTATTTTAAACTCACCACCAGAATCAATAATAGTTTCCCATCTTAAGGCATGGAAGACAGCCCTAGAACTGTAGTGCTTACGGACAGCCATTGCTTTCAATGCAAACCTTTTGAAGCCCTCATATATTTCGGGATGAGCGTTATCAAACTCATTAAAATTCTCATCAGTATACTTAGTCATACGTATTCTCCTTGCTTTACTTTCTTATAGAAATACTCAGGGCCGCGTGAGCTATACCACTTATCTACTGCATTAGTTCTCCACTTACCTGTAGCTACAATGTACGTGAACTCATTATCAATAACTAAGTTACGTCCGTACCCTTGGTCTAACACCTCAGCACCTAACTCATCGAACTCTATTAACACACCCACTCGCTTGAGTGCTACCTTGATAGCTTGTCTAGCTGATGGATCATTACTGTTACCTAACAGTTCCATTAGTTCACCACGCTTATCTACCAGTTGATCGTATGTCATAGCTCATCCTCTTCTAATACTTCTAACATTCTACCAGTAATGTGATCATAGAGTAAAGGGGATGCCTTACCTGTGATGCCACAGAATCGGTTCTTAAGTACCCGTACATGGGTAGTGTTACGTTCCTCTGGATCCTCTGCCTGTCCATTACGTTCAAGACCTAGAACCATATCACTAAGCTGTGCTATAGAACCAGAGCCACGAAGCTGTGACAGGCTGGTAGCAGCACCTTCCTCATGACCCTTACTGTCAGGACGCTTGAGGTGTGAAACGATGAACAAGGCTATCCCTGTCTCCTGTACGAGCATCCTCAGCCTAGTCATGATCTCATCTAATGCCTTGCGCTCATCACCATTAGCTTGTGCTGACACAACAATAGACACATGATCAAGCACAACATACTTACAGCCTAGTCCCTTAGCCATGTACCTAACACGACTGACAATATTATCTACACCAGTAGAACCGAAGTGATCAAACAGGAACACACGATCAGTGCCTAGTGTGGCATTGAATGCGTCTAGTCTTTCCTCATCCGTAGCTACAGTGTCAGGTAGGTGTAAAGGTTTGTTAGCTGCAAGACTCATAAGAGACAGTGCTGCTTTCTTTATACTTTCCTCAAGGAATAATATACCTATGTTATCCTTAGTCTTACTAATGATCTGCCAGATAATCTCTCGCATGAACTGACTCTTACCTAGCCCAGATCCAGCCGTAACTGTGACCAGTTCTCCGAATCGGATTCCATAAGTGAGCTTATTGATCCCTTCATATGGGTAGAGACATTCGGCAGGGGCAATGGGCTTATTAACTTCATCCCATAAGCTACTCCCTGCAACAATTCCATCGGGAACAAATCTTTCTGACGACCACCAGCGATCAACAAACTCTTTGTTGCGTCCGAACTTAACATAATCATTTGCATCCTTCTCATCCTTAGTGTGTTTGAATACCTTGGCTTTGCCTCCGAACAACTCAGCCACTTGGTTAGCAGCTTTCATACCTGACTCGTCTGCGTCAAAGCACACTACAATATTCTCGTAGCTGTCTAGGTATTCATAGCTGGCACGACAGTCCTTCAAGGCAGCACTACTACCATTCTTTATTGATACTACAGGGTACTTACTACCAAGCATCTGGTAGGCAGACATAGCATCATACTCACCCTCAGTTATGGTGATGTACTTACCGCCCTTGGTGAATAGGTTCTGTCCGAATAGAACAGTGTCCTTCCAGTTACCTTGAGTACGAAAGTCTTTATCAGGTGAGCGTGTCTTAGCACCAACTAAGTACCCATCCTTATCATGATACCCGAAGTGCATTACATCCCCTTGGAGTTGGGACTTGTATGCCTTACAGGTGTCGCTTGATATGCCTCGGTTGACAACACTCTTGTATTGTCCAGACATTAAACTTTCTTTCAACTTGTCAAAGTTACCATTAGGTTTCTTATCGGTACTACTTGTTATCTCCATACTATCTCCTACCTTCTTTCTTGTTTCACATACAAAGCAATACGACCAGCCCTTATCATCTATGGACATGCCATCACTGCTGCTACAATCATCACACGCTAAATGCGTCCTTAGAAATGCCATTAGTAAAGTCCTCATATTCTCTTGGGTTCATGATATGAGATAGCACCGTGTCTAAAGCGATCAGTGTGTCCCACTTCTGCGAATCATAACTCTCTTCATACACTACAATGAAGTAGTTCATAAGAACCTCTACTGCTATCTCATTAGCTTGGTCAATGTTGACCTCAATTTTAATTGTCATTACCTACCTCCAGTAGTTTAGCTTTAAGTTTAACAACCTTGTCAAGATGGTACGTCATGAACCTACTACCTTGTCGTATAGCTGTCTCATAGTTATCAATCTCCTTCTGTATTTCCATACGTTGTTTAGACTCTGATAACTTTTGCTTAAGAGATTTATTCTTAAGCGTCTTGATCTGCATTTCTGTCACTCATCTTCCTCCATAATATCATTGATTAGTTTCTGTTGTAGCTGATTAATCTCTACGAATAACATCTTATCATGTACGTGCCAAGCTATAGTGTTAGATGATCTGTGTATCAACTTAGCTATGTTATTGTATGACACATTCATAGCCCGTAGACAGACGATCCTCTTTAAGTCAAGCTCAGAGATAGGATTATAGTTTGTCCTAGGCTGCTTGGCAAGCACTGATTTTGCAGGGATATTGTAACTCTCCTTAATCTTAGGAACAAAGACGATACTCATTACCTATCTCCTGCAATGTGATACTCATTACCTTCCAGCACCTCAATGTCTGCCTCATACTCTGCTCTTGCTTCCTCAACCATACGCTGTACGACAGGATCCTCACTAGCCTCTAGTATCTCAAAGATGTAGCTGTCTCTCTCTATCCTCTTGAGGTACTGCTCAGTTAAGATAACAGTTCGTGTGTGCTTAACGTCTACGTTCTTAACATACCTACAATCCATATCCTCAACCACTGTGCTAGGTGACAAGCCCTGCTTAACTCTGTCTTTTAAAATTGCCATGTTACTTTCTCCAATGTTTCCTAGGAAACTTAAACTACTATATTAACTCTACCCCCTCCACTAATGCAAAGGGATGTGCTACAATCTCTCTTAAGAGTTTAAAAAGAAATAATAATTAATCTTTCATTATCTCTCTACAGAAATCTAAAGCGTACTCTGTAGTGTGACCTTGTTCTATAAGAGTCAGGCTACAATGATACATAGGGTCATGATCATTAGGAGCCATCATCTTTATACCAATGACTAGCACCACTGCCATCAACATAAATCACCATCTGGTAACTCTTCAATTAGATCATTGATTGTATCCACCTTAACACTAGCCTTATGAACAGCTTCCTTCACTGCACCTTGTAAGGCAATAAGCCAAGGCGTGTACAACTGAGTTGCTTTCTCCATTGCATTAACAATATCCTCAGCCTCATCCAGTGCTTTGTAATGACGCTCTGCTTCAAACAGTTGATGATGTAATTCAAATAGTGTAGTCATGATACTCTCCTAAAATTTATATGCTACTGCTTCTGTAATGATCTCATTCTTCTCTAACCAATCAAGGCACAGAGAAGCTACCTCACCATCGTCATACGTTTCATAGAACTCAATGATGTCTACCCTATTGTTAACGTAGTCCCCCTTAACATAGTATATGTTAATCAAACAACCACCAGCCCATGTGAACCTGTGATCAGCTAACTCAAATACTTTATACATCTTCATACGTCACCTCTACTTAGTAACAAACAATACAATGTCTTCACCTGTCGTGAGGCTAGACACTGGAATAGCTACACCATTCTCTGGTGGTGGCTGTGAACCTACATACGTCCATGACTTACCTGCTTCCAAGTCAGCCTTAACTGCACTGACAAACTCAGGGTTATCTAACGCAAACATACCTGACATTAACATAATACCTATAAACATAACTCAATCCTCTCTTAATAATTTATCTACAGCTACACCACATAGCACTGCTGCTATCAATGCTGCCATAGGATTGCCACTGAATAATGCTGCACCACAGAACCCTATGATTGCACCTACTATAAACCTACCTAATGTTTTACTCATGCTACCTCCTTCAATTTTATTAATTGATTTTCATTATAAACTTTCTTAGCCATACGTCCATGAGCAGGATAGACAATCAACTCTACATCTTTATCCCAACACGCTCGACAGGTATCACACTTACCTTGTCTCTCGTATGCTAGACAGACCTCAATGTTTCCTAGGAAACTTACTGGTGTCTCTACATAGGGGACAATAGTGGAAGTAGTAGCCCCATCAACAAGTCCACCTGTAATACTATCACTGCTGAACCTAACAACAACATTGGGTAGTAAAGCCATTGCATCTAACACCACCTTATATTTATCAAACTTATACTGTCTAGTTGGGAACCAATGCTGACACCAAGGCGTAGCTTTCATGATAGCATACATCTTCCACGCCAGCTTGGTTGTGTAACAGTCACCGCTATCGAACCATCGAAAGTAACGCGAGTTATCTAGCTTGACTATGAACTCATCAACAAACTCAGGACGTTTCCAATCCTCCTTGTTGTGTTGGCGTAGTGCCTTAACACTAGGCATCTGATAGAAGCCACCTCTTGCATAGCATATCTCACAAGCTGCAACGACAGCACCAGTGACAATATCTACAGCACCAGCACATGTAATCATAGCTTCTAGTGACCATGAAAAGCATGGCATCTTACTGGCTGCACTAAACTTTATACTACTCATAGTAATTCCTCTTGGTTTCTTTTACTCTAGTTCACTGTGTTAGGAGATAGCTTAACTACGGGGAATGTAGCAAGCTACCGCCTAATGCAATGTTTCCTAGGAAACTTTAGCAATGATACCATCTTGCATCGTCACCTTGGCAAAGAACTCTCTGCCAATGCCCGTGATGTGTGGTCGGTTTGCACCCACTAACTCACCATTCTCGATGTACTCATTGCCGAACATGCTAGTCTCTATATACTTTAGAGGATAGCCAACACTCTCTTTTAATATGCGCTTACTTTTGTATGGAAATACTAACATCCTTCTTCCTCCGAATAAAAATACCAGTCACCAGTTGAACACTTGATGAACCCTTTCTCAATTGCTCTTGCAATTAATTCTTCTGCATCTAACTCAAAATTAAAGTCGGGTGCATGTCTGTTAAAGAACTGCTCTTTAGTAAAATAATATTGTGTACTCATTCGTAATCCTCCGCTACCATTTGATCAATCATGGTGCTGCACAAATTCCATGTACATATAACACCAGCCATGAAGTGAGCCTCATCTTCCTCACTCATACGGCTTGCCATAGCAAGTAACTCATCCATATTCTTGGGCGTTTCTACTCCGTCCATGTCCATGAATGGCATTACTCGCGCTTCATACTCATCAACAATACCTTTGAACTTCATTACATCCTCCAATGTTTCCTAGGAAACTTATAAGTACCTACGTTGAAACCTATTTAGAATCATCCAGTCATTATGATTTTCGTTAGAGTAATCTAACATACTCATCATGCCCCAAACAATCATCCATTTGTGTACCTTCTTCAAATCATCCTCACTTTGAGTACAGATGCGCTTGATCTGTACCCTAGGAATAGTTGATAATTTTTTCATGGTTATTCTCCAATGTTTCCTAGGAAACTTTTAGTTTTAGTAAGGCCGTAGCAGTCATACATTTAGCTTGCCACAATCTAGATTTTAAATCGTCACGCTGGCACAATTGGTCAAATTCCATCTGCAATAATTGCTGCAAGAATTTAACAGTTCTTATACGCTTATCAATATCTGGAATACCGCGAGCAATAATACGCGCGTCCATGTCCACAATATCCTTAGAATATTCTGTTTGATGTTGTCGAATCTGTACAACAGACTCATCAATTGATGCGATTAATTGGGCAACTTTTTGCTCAGATTCTAGCGCATTTTGGTAGCTTAATTTTAATTCGGACATAGTATTCTCCAGTGTTTCCTAGGAAACATAAGCCCCCTAGGAATTATTATTAATGGTTACTTGATAGCCTTATACTGAGCTACAATCGCCTCCAACTCTGCTAAGGTAAACGGAATTTTATCGCTATCAATCCATGACATTATGGTCTGAGCCTTAGTCTTAGATTGGTCTCCATAGACCGCGTTACGGAATTGAGAATAGGTCTCGTGATCAACCGCACTCACCCCATCTTTAAAGGCTTTCTTGTGGGTGCTACAAACTTGCCTAACTGCACTAGCTTTTTTCAATTGCTCAGGACAACCATCTTTGGTAGCTTTAGGGTAAGCCTTGTCAATCATGGCTTTAATAATACCAGCCTGTTCTTTATTCTCTAGGTCTACAGCGTCGGACTGTAATGCCTTAGCTAGTTCAAACCTAGCGTCACTGGTCTTGTCTTGTGCTTTTACTTGTGCCATTAGTGAGTTACCGATAGCGCGAACGTGTTGGATAGTTAATGTATTCATGATCTATTACCTTATAGGTTTAGTTATAATGCGTTCTAAGTTATCTCAGAACTGGTGCCAGATTATCGAAGTCAATGGGCAAAGTCAATTCATTTGGTATAAGAGTTTTATATAGTGCGTATTCGTTTGGTGAATAGTGGTCAATATTAGCCCATAATTGAGCATATTAGCAGATGCTAATTATAGCCTGTAAGGTCATAGGGTGGATCTGACAAGGTTTTAATTTAAACAATACCTAGCTATAGACCTGCTTTGATATTGCTTAGATGGCTTTATAGGCAGCTTACAATTTATATTAGTATTATCTAATATGCTTATAATACAGGGTTAATGAGACTTATTATCACTTAACTAATGAGAATCATTATCATATAGGGTAGTCATTATTTTATGCTATGGGGTACATCATAGACATTCACACAAGCTATAGTGGGCAATGCTACATTAGACTTTGCTACATTAGAGATTGCTACATTAGTCACTGCTACATTAGGGTAGTCTAATGTAAGGACGGGGGGGTAGCTGCGTAGGCTGGTGTGTAGGGGTACCTGCTTAGATACTAAAAAGGGCTAATCTGACTAATTAATTACTATCACTAAGACTATGATTAATAAGAATAAAGTAATGTGATCTGGGTAGTGAATAAAGGAGGGGCTGCGGAGGGCATGTAAAGCATGTGAGTCCCGCCAATGCAGTCCTTAGTAGATAACTAAAATAACTCTTGACTTCTGCTTGAAAGTATGCTATAGTCCTCTGACTATATAGGACAGAACAGAAAAACAAAGAATTGTAATCTATAATCCTTATAATTATAATCGACAAGATCAATGACTCTGTTCAAAGGCTATATAGAACTAAGTAGTAGTTCATATGATCTAAGGATAATAAATGATTGTTGATCCAAAGGTTGTTGTTAAAGCGAAGCGTGGTCGTCCTCGCAAAGCAGACATAGCAGCCAAGAAGAAAGGGAACAGAAATGCTATCGGTAGACCTAAAGGGGATGCTGCTAGAATCAATGAACTCAAGGCTAGGTTGTTAGCTACGAGTGGTGATAAGGTTATATCTAAGGTTATTGAAATAGCATTAGAAGATGGTCATCCTGTTCAATCAGCAGCACTAAAGATGTGTATGGATAGAGTGTTACCTATCTCTTATTTTGATAAGAAGAATGATACTGGAGGTAGGAATGCAGTCTCTATTACTATCACTGGTGTTGGTGGTGACACTACAATCGTTGGCAACTCAGGCAATGATGATACCTATGAAGGAGAGTACGATGAGGTTGAGTGAACATATTAAAGCTGGATCTATTGAAGCTATTAATAAAAGTGGACTGTCAGAACAACAGGAAAACATTGTTGTTAAGATGATCGACAAAGGTATTGTTGATCCTACTGCTCAAGCTAATATACTATCTCAATTTGATGCTGAAAGTAATATAAAGCCTGTCAACGAAAACATGAACTATAGTGGTAAACGACTGTACGCTGTGTTCCCTAAGTATTTTAAAGATGAAGCTGAGGCTATTGCATTAGCTAAACTAGGCCCAGAAGCTATTGGCAATAGAGTCTATGGTGGTCGTCTAGGTAATGCAAAAGATGAAGGGTATAAGTATAGAGGACGAGGTTACATACAGCTAACAGGTAAAGATAACTATAAACGCTATGGTGATATGTTAGGTTTAGATTTAGTTAACAATCCTGATTTACTATTAGATCCTGATATAGCTGCTGATGTAGGCATTGCTTACATGTCAGATAGGTCTAAAGATTTAACTAATCCTTATGAAAATACAAGGGCTGTTGGCCCAGTAGATTGGGAATCAAAAGTAGAAGGACGAGGACAGGGAGCAGCTCAATTTAAAGAAAGTATTGCATCTCGCCCTAATGCTTTAAAAGAAGCCATAGCCCCTTATTCTGAGCCTGTCTTTGAACCATTAGAAACATTTATTAAACGTGCTAGTAATAAAGCAGGTCGTGTATACGATAGTGCTTATGACACTGTATCAGATGCAGCAAGTAATTTATTTGGAATGACTGAACAAGAACCAGCATCCTTTGATGAAATTAGTCCTACTCGTTTTGCTGGTCACATTGCCTATGAGAATGGTATGAGTCTTGACGAGTTACAAGCATTAAATCCCGAAGTAGAGATTACCCGTGGATCAATGGGACGCGCTCTACAGGCAGGTCAGAAGCTACGTGTAGGAAGTGGTTGGTATGAGAACATGGCATAAATGACCGATCTTAAAGTTGAACTACTTAAATGGCAGCAAGAGGTCTTCAATGATCCTGTACGATTCAAAGTAGTTGCAGCAGGAAGACGTTGTGGCAAGAGTAGGTTGGCAGCGTGGGCCTTGATCATAGAGGGCCTACAGGCAACTAAGGGACATGTGTTTTATGTTGCCCCTACTCAGGGTCAGGCTCGTGACATCATGTGGGAGACTCTAATGGAGTTAGGCCACACTGTTATCAAGAGCAGCCACATAAACAACTTACAGATTAAGCTAGTCAATGGTACTACGATTGCACTCAAGGGTGCTGACAGACCAGAGACTATGCGTGGTGTTAGCTTGAAGTTTCTTGTTATGGATGAATACGCTGACATGAAGCCCGAAGTATGGGAACAGATACTACGTCCAGCACTGGCTGACCAAAAAGGTCGTGCTATATTCATAGGTACTCCTATGGGTCGTAACCATTTCTATGATTTATACCGCCATGGGCAAGGAGATGATCCTACTTTTGAAAGTTGGCACTTTACGTCTTACGATAATAATTTATTAGACCCCGAAGAGATTGAAGCAGCGAAAGGTAGCATGTCTTCTTTTGCATTTCGTCAGGAATTTCTGGCATCCTTTGAAGCAGCAGGGGGTGCTATCTTCAGTGAAGAATGGATTGAGTTTGATACGGAGGAACCTGATGAGGGAGAGTATTATATCTCTGTTGACCTCGCAGGTTTTGCTGATATTGAGAAAGCCACTACGTCTAAACAAAAGAAATTGGATACAACGTCCATATCTGTTGTCAAAGCAGGGCCAGACGGGTGGTGGGTTGATAATGTTATCTATGGTCGATGGGATGTTAAGAAGACTGCCGACAAAATCTTCCAAGCTGTACGAGATTACCAGCCTATTGCTGTAGGTGTAGAGAAAGGAGCGTTGAAGAACGCTGTACATCCCTACTTACTAGACAGAATGAAGCAAGAACAGTTCTTCTTTCGGGTAGAAGAGTTAACTCATGGTAATAAACGGAAGACTGACCGCATCATATGGGCCTTACAGGGCAGATTTGAGCATGGTCAGATAACTTTAAACGAAGGTGAGTGGAATACAGAGTTCTTAGACCAGTTATTCCAGTTCCCTAACCACTTAGTACACGATGATTTAATAGATTCGTTGGCATACATTGATCAGTTAGCTAAGATCAGCTACGCATATGACTACGAAGACGATGAATATGAATTTATGGATGCTGTTGCAGGATATTAATTATGTCATATGAAGAAGAAGCACTACTTGAAGAGACTGCTGAAAACTGGATCATGGAAAAATGTGATGGTTGGCGTGATCACTTTGAATCTAACTACGAGCAGAGGTTTGATGAATACAATCGCCTATGGCGTGGTATCTGGGCAGGGGAAGATTCCTTACGGAAGAGTGAACGCTCCCGTTTAATCAGTCCTGCCCTACAGCAAGCTGTTGAAAGCAGTGTTGCTGAGGTAGAAGAAGCTACATTTGGGCGTGGTCAGTTCTTTGACATACGTGATGATGTAGATGATCAAGATCGTGGTGACGTTGAGTACCTACGTAAGCAGTTAACAGAAGAGTATTCACTTAACAAGACACGACAAGCTATATCTGAGTGTATCGTCAACGCTGCTGTGTTTGGTACAGGTATTGGTGAGGTTGTTGTACAGGAAAAGACACGTAGAGTTCCTTCTACACAGCCAGCTATGGATGGTCAGGTAGCTACCTTTGGTGTTATTGAGACTAAAGAAGTCTCTTGTACTGTACGCCCTGTACTACCACAGAACTTCTTAATAGATCCCACAGCTTCCTCTATTGAAGAGGCGTTAGGTGTAGCGATTGATGAATATGTTCCTATACACCAAGTACAGCAGTTGATTGAAGAGGGTGTGTATGAAGATGTTGATATTAATGATAGCAGCACTCATTCATTCTTAGAGGCTCAAGATGATATTGACGATTACGATGAAGATAGAGTACGTCTAACTAAATACTATGGTCTACTACCTCGCTCAATTTTAGAATCCTACCTGTATGATGAGGATGAAGAGGAAATTTCTCTATCTGAAACCATGACAGAGAATGGATCGAACTATGTTGAGGTTGTCGCAGTCATAGCTAATGGGTCAAGCATCCTTAAGCTAGAAGAAAACCCTTACATGATGCAAGATCGCCCTGTAGTTGCATTCCCTTGGGATGTAGTTCCTAGTCGTTTCTGGGGACGAGGTGTTTGTGAGAAAGGATACAACAGTCAGAAAGCATTAGACACAGAACTACGCGCTCGTATTGATGCTTTAGCCTTGACTGTCCACCCAATGATGGCTATGGATGCTTCTCGTATGCCGCGTGGGGCTAAGATGGAAGTTAGGGCTGGTAAGACTATTCTTACAAATGGTAATCCTAACGAGATCATACAACCAATGAACTTTGGTAACGTAGATAACATTACCTTTAGCCAAGCAGATCACCTTCAGCGTATGGTACAGAACGCTACAGGTGCTGTAGATAGTGTTGGTATGGCTGGTGTAGTTAATGGTCAAGCTGCTGCTGGTGCAGTCTCTATGGGCCTAGGTGCTATCATCAAGCGTCACAAGCGTACCTTGATTAACTTTCAAGAGTGCTTCCTCATTCCGTTTGTACAGCAGAGTGCGTGGCGTTACATGCAGTATCATCCTGACAAGTTCCCAACAGGTGACTTTAAGTTTGTTCCTTCTAGTTCTCTAGGTGTTATTGCCCGTGAGTACGAGGTTTCTCAGCTAGTACAACTACTACAAACTATGTCTCCTGATACTCCAATGTATCCTGAGTTGGTTAAGTCAGTGGTTGATAATATGAATCTTGCTAATCGTGAGACTCTAATTGCTAAACTATCAGAAGCTAGTCAGCCAGATCCAATGGCTCAAGCTGGTGTAGAGATGGAGATTAAACAGAAGGAAGCATACATTTCAGTGTTACAAGGACAAGCTATGGAGTCAGCAGCTAGGACATCTAAGGTTAATACTGAGACTGAACTACTACCAATGGAAGCTGAGACTGATCGTTTAAAAGTTCTTACTACTAACATTAATGAAGGTGACGCTGACGAGAAAGAGTTCCTTCAACGCGCTAAGGTTGCTGAGTTAGTATTGAAAGAACGAGAGATTGAAAGTAAAGAAGCAATCGTTAATAAGCAGATGCAAGATAATTAAAATAACTCTTGACTTATAATACTTTGTGTGTTATAGTCCAGTAAATAGTACGCGCCCTAACACAAGGAAAACGCAATGTCAACAGATATAGATCCAGAACTAGAAAGATATTATGAATCATTGATTGATATATTTCAACTAGAAGGATGGAAGTTTTTACTAGAAGACTTTACACAATCAGAGGAATCTCTGCGTGATATAGTCACTTGTAAAACTGAAAAAGAATTACACTACCGACAAGGGCAACTAGACATCATTGGAAAACTATTAAGGTTTGAAGATGGCATCAAGAACTCTTATGAGGATTTCGTAAATGATTCGCGTTTATGATTTCACATGTAGTGAATGTAGTTACACTGAAGAGAAGTTTGTACACTCCGATAGTCGGGAAAGTGTATGCTCTGAATGTAACAGTCTGTCTCATCGACAACTAGCTGCACCTATTAGTAAGTTAGATCCCCACTCAGGAGACTTTGCAGGGGCTACAATCAAATGGGCAAAGCAACGCCAAAAACAGATTGAGAGAGAACGCAGTACCTCATGAGCCTTCTTATTGAAGTAACCTCATTAATATTAATTCCATAATACTATAAAGTACGGAGCAACAAATGGCAGAGTTTTTAGAGGGCAACCAAGAACCTCAACTAGCAGATGGTGAAGAATACCAAACCCTTACTGAATCAATCGAGTCAGAAGCTACACCTGTAGAACAAACTGATGAAGAAGATATACCTGATAAGTACAAAGGGAAGTCTGCTGCTGAGTTAGTCCGAATGCACCAAGAAGCCGAGAAGATGGCAGGTCGTCAGGGTAACGAAGTAGGTGAGTTGAGAAAGCTGGTAGATGATTACATTGTTAATCAAACAGCCACTAAAGAAATCGTTGAGGAAGAAGTTAGTGATATGGATTTCTTAGAGAATCCTAATGCTACCTTTGATAAGAAATTAGCAAACCATCCAGCTTTGAAAGCAGCTAATGAAGCTACCAAGAAGCTAGAACGAATGGAGTCCCGTGACAGGATCTTTGCAACCCATCCAGATGCGATGGATATAGTAAATGATACTGGCTTCCAAGAGTGGGTGGGTAAGTCTCAGGCTCGTACTAAGAAGTTACAGAGGGCAGATGCAGAGTTTGACTTTGACGCTGCTGACGATCTGTTTACTACATGGAAAGAGCAACAGGAATTAATTGCACAGTCTGCTGCTGCTGCCGAAGGAGATCGTAAGCGTTCTCTTAAGAGTGGTAGTAATGGTTCAGCAAGAGGTTCTGGTGAGACTACTAAGAAGTTCCTTAAGCGATCTGAATTACTACATATGATGCAGTACGAACCAGAACGCTACCTCGCTAACAATGATATTATCATGAAAGCATATGAAGAGGGTAGAGTTCGATAACTTTATACTTTAGGAAGAATATATAATGGCTACTTCAGTCTATCCCGCAATGGGCGGTAACACAAACAACACAACTGCTGCTAACTTTATCCCTGAGATTTGGAGTGATGAGATCATCGCTGCTTATAAGAAGGAATTGGTTATTGCAAACCTAGTAAACAAGATGCCAATGACAGGTAAGAAAGGTGATAGTATTCATATCCCTAAGCCTACCCGTGGATCAGCTACTGCCAAGGCTGCTAACACAGCAGTTACTATCCAGAACGAGACTGCTACTCAGTTGACTCTATCTGTAGATAAGCACTTTGAATATTCACGCCTCATCGAAGATATTACTGACATTCAAGCACAGGCTTCTATGCGTAAGTTCTATACTGGTGATGCTGGTTATGCTTTAGCTAAGAAAGTTGAAGACGACATCTTCTTGTTAGGTCAATCTACTCAAGGTGGTAACGGAGCTAACTGGGCTAAGGCAAAAGAAATCGCTGCCGATGGTGCTTTGACAGACTATACTGGTGCGGCTCAGGCATTTAACGATGCTGGTTTCCGTAACCTAATTCAAATGCTAGATGATGCTGATGTCCCTATGGACGGACGTTCATTGATCCTTCCACCTTCTGCTCGTAACACAGTTATGGGTATTGAGCGTTATACCTCTTCTGACTTTGTAACTGGCAACACTGTTGTCAATGGCAAGATTGGTAACTTATATGGTGTAGATGTTTACATCAGTAACAACTGCCCAGTTGATGGTGCGAACAAGATCGGTATGCTTATGCACAAGGATGCTTTTGTCCTAGTTGAGCAAATGGCTGTTCGTTCACAGACTCAGTACAAGCAAGAATGGTTGGCTGATCTATTCACCAGTGATACCATCTATGGTACTGGCGTACTACGTGATGCTTCTGCTGTCGCTATTGCCCTTCTTGGGTAAATACATAGGCTATTAATTTAGCCTTCATGGGGGAACTGCTTAGACTTCTAGGGAGTTCCCCTTTCTTTTATTAAAGGGAAGATCATGGCCACACTTAAAGAATTAAATTCACAACTTGCAGCAGCACAGAAAAAACATGGTGCTAAGTCACAAGCAGCAGGTCGTATTCAATACAAAATTAATCAGCTAAATAAAGGTTCTAAAGGTACTGCTGTTAAAACTAAAACAGGGGTACTTAAGAGTAAGACAGGTGTGGTTCGTCAAACAGATGCTACTAAGAAGAAGCGTACTGTTACTAAGCGTAAGACTCCATCAGCAAAGCAGCCAAACAATCCTTTTAAAACTGTTGTATCTGCTGCCCCTGCTCCTGCTAAAATTAAAGGTAGTCCTATTAAGAAGAAAATTGCTGCTAACTCAGGTAGTAAAGTTACTACTAAGAAAATTACTCCTAATAGCGGCAGTAAAACTTTTAAGCCTACTAACAAAGTTGTAGTTGCTAACCTTTCAGCAGCAGCAAAGAAGCAAGCGGATCAGAAAAAGATTCAAGCTGAGAATAATAAAAAGATTGCTGCACATCAAGCTAAACTTGCTAAACAAAAAGCAGCTAAGAAGGAAGCTAAACGACAGAACGATGCTATTGATGCAATGGCTAGTAAGTCAGATAAAGCAATGAGAGCAAGGAAGAAAACAGCAGCTAGGTTAGCGGGTCAGAAGCAAAATGAAAAGAATTGGAATGCTACTCGTAAACTTAGCACTGACGAAAAAGTTAAGCAAAGGCAAAAAGATTACAGAAACAATAAGACTTCACCTTACTAGGGGATAAACTATGGGAATCTATCGCGGCACAGGTGGTACAGGTGATTCTAACACTGACGCTACAATTACAGAAGTAACACAGAAAGCTGCTGAGGCAGGTGCTTCTGCAACAGCTAGTGCCAACAGTGCCACGGCAGCTTCCTCTTCCGCATCAAGTGCTAGTACATCAGCAACCAACGCAGCTAACTCAGCTACTGCATCAGCTAACTCAGCTACGGCATCCTCCACTAGCAAAGATACATCTGCTGCTCAGGCAGCTATCTCAACCACTAAGGCAGGGGAAGCAGCCACATCAGCTACAGCTAGTGCTAACAGTGCAACAGCTAGTGCTAACTCAGCTACGACAGCAAGAAATGCACAGACAGCAGCAGCTAACTCAGCTACAGCAGCAGCTAACTCAGCTACGGCAGCAGCGTCTAGTGCATCTACAGCTACAACTAAGGCATCAGAAGCAAGTACCAGTGCAGGGACAGCTACAACTAAGGCGAGTGAGGCAAGTACATCAGCTACCAACTCAGCCAACTCTGCCACTGCTAGTGCTAACTCAGCCACAGCATCAGCATCAAGTGCGTCAGGTGCTTCTGGTAGTGCATCCACTGCAACCACTAAAGCAAGTGAGGCAGCTACATCAGCCACTAACGCAGCCAACAGTGCCGCAGCAGCAGCGAACAAGCTACCCTTAGCTGGTGGTGAAATGACAGGCAATACTCTCCATGGGGACAATGTATATTCTCATTGGGGGGATAGTAATGATCTACAGATACATCACAGTGGAAATCATAGTTATATTGGTGACTACGGAACTGGGAATCTTTACATCAGGGGTGATAATTTAGTTTTAACTGCTGCCAATGGTGAGGCTTATATGTACGGCCTCGCTAATAGCTCAGTATATATATACCACAACAATGTTTATAAATTTAAAACCCTACATGATGGTATTCAAGTATACGGAAATATATGGCTAACTGGCAATGTACAAGGAGTAGACATTGCTGCCCGTGATGCTGTACTAACATCTACAACCGCTACAGCAGTAGCTGCCCTACCTAAATCAGGTGGACAATTAACGGGGGATGTAACCAACACATCAACTGGATCGTTCCAAGTAGCACAAGGTACAACAGCACAGCGTCCAGCAGGAACAACAGTAGGTCGATTACGTTACAACTCTACCACTGCTGGTTTTGAAGGATACACATCATCAGGGTGGGGTGAAATTGGTGGTGGTAATCCAACCTTATTTCCTTTCTTTAAATCAGATGGATCCTCAGATACCATCGCTATAACTAACGCAGAGTTTCCTTTCTTTAAATCAGATGGATCTCAAGATAACATCGGAGTATCTTAATCATGGTTAAACTAGTTAAATCAATATACACAGGCTCAGATGTAACATCTTTAGGTGAGTTAAGTGCAACAGACTCTATAGATCAAGGAATTGCTGGAGCTATCACAGCACTTACGGATGCTGCTACAATAACACCAGACCTTAATGCGAGTAATAATTTCTCAGTTACATTAGCTGGTAACAGGACACTTGCTAATCCCACTAACATTACGGCTGGTCAGTCTGGCAGTCTATTTATAACTCAAGATGGAACAGGTTCACGCACGTTGGCTTACGGCTCACATTTCAAGTTTGTTGGTGGCACTGCTCCCACTTTATCCACAGCAGCAGCGTCCGTGGATAGAATTGATTATGTGGTAGCTAGTGCAACTAAAATTCATGCAGTGGCTTCATTGGACGTAAAATAATGAGTGTCTTAAACGAGAATCAATTATTAGGAGCTAGCGGTGCTGGCACAGGTGATTATGAGATTGAGCAGTCACTTAGGTTTAATAAACCCGACAATGATTACTTGTCACATACCCCTAGCACAGCCAGCAACCAAAAAACGTGGACTTGGAGTGGGTGGGTTAAAAAGTGTGGGTTAAGTCTGGCTCAAGGGTTGTTTGATGCTCGTCAAACATCGAGTGGACAGTTCACTCAGTTAAATTTTCGTACTGATGATGTACTTCAATTTTACACCTCTATGTCTGGGGTAGATTACTCTTATGAAACACTAGCGGCTTTCCGTGACCCATCGGCTTGGTATCACATTGTTGTTGTTTTAAATACTACAAGCAGCACTCAACAAGATAGACTTATTGTTTATGTAAATGGGGTACGTCAAGCAAACGGGAACCAGTATGGCGCACTTGATCTTAATGTTACAACTTGGATAAACTCAGCAGAACCACACCATATTGGCGTAGTAACTGATGGCGGTCATTACTTAGGCGGCTACATAGGCGAAGTCAACTTCATAGACGGGCAAGCACTAACACCCGATAACTTCGGTGAGACAGGCACATACGGAGAATGGAAGCCAATAGCCTACGCTGGCACATACGGCACTAATGGTTTCTATTTACCCTTTGAGCAGGACTATACAGTAGAAGGGTTTTCTGCAGTGACCTATGAGGGAACGGGGGCCGCGCAGTATGTAGGTGGGACAGGCTTCTCCCCGTCACTGGTTTGGATGAAAAATAGATCAGCATCGCAATCACACGCATTAGTAGATGTTGTGCGTGGACGCTCAAAGATTTTATTTTCTGACGGAACAGGTGCAGAGCAAACATCTGCAACAGTGAACGATGATTTAATATCATTTGACACAGATGGTTTTACTGTCGGGCCACCAGAAAGGGCTGGTTCTACTAACAATAATGGCAGTGACATTGTAGCTTGGTCATGGGACATGGGAGGCACTACCGCCTCTAATACTAATGGCTCAATCACAAGTTCGGTGAGGGCTAACACCACCTATGGGCAATCTATAGTCACCTACTCTGGCAATGGTTCAGCAGGGGCTACAGTCGGGCATGGTCTGGCATCTACGCCCACAATGATAATTACTAAAGCAAGAGATATATCAGGTCATTGGGGTGTTTATCATACATCTATAACTGCATCTAAATATTTAACATTTACAAACAATGAGGTTGCAACTGCTTCGGGCGCTTGGAACAATACAGAACCAACATCTAGTGTTTTTTCACTAGGAACTTTTGATATTTGTAATAACTCTAATAGTAACTACATTGCATATTGTTTTTCCGATGTGGCAAATTACAGCAAGTTTGGTTCATACAGTGGGACAGGTAGCAGCGGCAATGCAATCACCACAGGTTTCGCTCCAGCTTTTGTGATGATTAAAGCTACCACAGCAGCAAATGACTGGTTTATGTACGATAATACAAGAAAACCAAACAACCCTAACGATTTAGAATTATACGCCAATAATAGCAATGCTGAATACGATTCTGGTAGAAATGTAAACTTTACCTCAACTGGTTTTGAATTTGATACTGCAAACTTTGTAAATAATTCTGGTCAAACTTACATCTACATGGCCTTTGCAGACACGCGCGAATACGCATACTGGTACGATCAATCTGGCAACAACAACGATTGGACTAGCGAAGGTGGCTTGACTGAATCTGATGTGATGGTTGATAGCCCGACTAATAACTTTTGTACGTTTAATCCTATAGACAAGAGAGGTTCTGGGGCTACTTTATCCCAAGGTAATTTGAAGTTTAAAAATAACTCAGGAACATCAACGAGAGGCACGATAGCTTCTCAAGCGGATGGTAAAATATATTTTGAAGTATACAACCCCACTGTCGTATCCAACACAAACGTGCATCATATGGGGTTAGCATCAATGGACGTAAACATAAATAACGCCACTTCCACAGAAACTGGGTTGGGCGGTGGTGCAGTAGTGTATACTTATGCCAATGCTTCTGGCGGCACTGTTTCCGCAGCACAGAATGGTTCGGCTGTAGGTTCATCGGTGACTATACCCAATGCGATTGCGGCTGGCGACATAATTGCCTTTGCTTCTGATTCCTCCACAGGCAAGGTATGGATGTCTGTTAACAATTCATGGCTAAAGAATAATGGACAATTTGACGGGTCTAACGCTTTATCTTCATCAAACTATTTATTTCAATTAAACGCAGGATATGAATTTACCCCGTATACTATGCCTGTAGGTAACTATGTTGGTGTTTTAAATTGTGGGCAAGATTCAAGTTTCGCTGGCAACACAACCCCAC